TCTTAATAACAATTTATTTTGATGGTGAAAATTTCTCTTTGATTGGTTTAAGTAACATATCAAATAAAATATCATCATATTTTGTTGGTGTAAGTTTAACTATCTTTTCTAATGCATATATGACAATTAAAACATATTCCCAATTTGCTGCTATCCATTCACTCATTTTTAACTCCTATTAGAATTGTAAGATTGCGTAATCGTATTTAAGTGTTAATGTTATTTCTGCTGGTTCACTTGAGGCGTAATCCATAGGACCGAAGTCTGCAGTTTCAATATATGTACCAACTAATTTCCATTCCTCAACTATATCTCCAACTGGTCCTAACATATTAAATGTAACGTCTTTTTTATAAAAATCTGAATATCCATCACGACCTGTTACTGATTCGTGACCTAACCGAATCCATTCCATAACTGACTGAGCAGCTGATGGAACAACTGGGTCATATAAAGTAATATCGATTGGCTGCCATGCACCTTTACCTTTAATGTATCGTTTTACATTAATGTGGTCTAAAACTATCTCTTCGAACTGAATCTGTGGTCGGTTCGCTGTTTTAATCAAATAAGCTGGTACACCTTCAATATACATAATGAACCGATTTTGTGTTTTCGGTTCAAACGGTGTAAACATTATTTCATTAGGGTCTAATGTAGCCATTCTTTAATCTCCTAAAAGGTCTCATATTCTTACTCATAAATAAATATCAATTAATTGAATTTTCATTAAAAAAGAAAAGCCCCAATTGAAATCGAGGCTTTTCGTATACATTACATTTATTTTATAAGTTAGACTTATTCAGGGAATGTAGCTCCTGTTGGTTGAACTACGAAATCTAACACAATAAACTCTGCAGTTCTTGTAGGTTGTATAAAGATTTGACCTACTAATTGGTTTCTATCAACAACATCTGGAGTGTTATTAGAATCATCCATTACAACTCTAAAAGCACTTAATCCACTGTTTTGTTGAACTTGACTAAGATATGGATTCACAACATTCAAGAAACGATTTCTTGTTGCTGCTGAATTTTGTTCAAATACTAAGTATCTTGAAGTACTTGCAATGAACTTTCTTAATGCAATTAACAATCTACGAACATTGATTCTATCTAACGCTGATGGTTTAGATTGTAGTGTTTTCTGTCCGAATACTACTACACCTTGACCAGGGAATGAAGCTATTGGATTAACTCTTTCTTCATAGAGATCGTCTCTTTCAGCGTGTGTTAATCTTGTTTTAGCTTCTAATACCGTAGTCAAACCACCACGATTTAAACCAGCTGGTGCAAACCATTCGTGTGCGACTTTATCAGTAAATGCGATTACTCCAGGTAATACGACTGATGGTGGGACCCATACTGGTCTGTTTGTGTCTCCATCAACTATCTTAACCCAGGGGTAATATGTTCCTGCATAGTTTGTATCTAAAGCACTTACAGTATTTGTTACTGTAGCGATAGTATCTCCGTATGCAGCTGCATCCATCACATAGAAAGCGTCTGCTCTTGCTTCAACTTTCAATATTGCGTGATTTGTTACCTTTGGATGTAATCTATGTATCACACCAGGTGTTACCAACAAGTTAATGTCAAATTCGTCAGGATTACTTACAGCATTAATTGCTCGTTTGTAAGCTACTGAACCACTTGCTGTAGCACTTGAGATATCAAATCCTTGTGTGTTAGCTGCTGTGATGTCATTACCTGTAAGTTTTGGGTTACCAGGATTATCACCATCAAATCCCCATTGGAAAGGAACTGTAAATTTCCTTTGTTGGATTGCTGACAATGCTAATGTAATATTCTCTGTAGCGTCTGAATATGTGGATGCTAATGAACTTGCATCAGCGTGACCTTTCATATTCTCAAGAGACATAGAAACATTACCAGTTGTAGCGGCTGTCTTGTAAATTGGTGATAAATATTCACCATTATCAGGACGTTTATCCATATCGAAATCAAAACCATAAAATATGTTTGAATCGAAATCACCGTTAGTATTCTGTTGTGTGTGAACAAAAGATGCACTTGGTGCACTAGCTACAGGAATATTCACTGCGCTGTGTCCCATAGGAACAACTGTAGTTGGCATATTTTCTAAGTTTTTGTAATCACCAACTCTGATATGTTTACTCAAGTTTGGATAATCACCTTTGTATGTCAACTTACCATTTGAATCAATTTCAACAAACCTATCACCAATTACTTTAGCGAAGTAGTTTGCTGCTTCTGGATCGAATGTCAAATTGTCATATTGTTCTACTATCTGATTGTCTTTTGTTTTATTTGGTGCATGATGTCGAACCTGTAATGAGAATGTTCCATAATCACTACCTGCTACCGAAGATGCTGCTTTAATATTTAAGATATTAGTCTTATATGCTTTGTTCATATTTGTTCCATGTGAACGTGTATAAACTCTGAATAAGTTATATCTTGCTCCAGCCACTAATTGTGATTGGATGTAAGGTGTTCTAGCAACATTGTAATCTTTGTTACCAGTCCATGTGTCAGCATTTCCATCAGCATCAAATGTAGTTACACCTGAATTTAAATCAAGTGTACCTGTTGATGAGGTAATTGCACTTTGCCAAGCGCCTGAACCTGTGGAATGTTGTATCCCCTTAAAGTTTTTGTAAAGATAGACTGGCACAGTTGTACCTGCTCCATCATCTGCTATCTGAGGATCTGTACTAAGGACATCTCCGATATAGTTTGCACTTCCTGTACTAAACGAAATTGTTTTTGTATAGGTTGTGACATCACTTCCACTAACTACCAATGTGTAGTTTGTAAAAGTTCCACTACCTGTAGATGGTGTTAAGTCACCAGTACCGTTTACAGCTCCACGTGATGGTGCTAAAACAGCTAATGCGTGGTCTTTAGTTGAACCACTAATTCTACAAGATAATGTTATTATATCAGGTTTATATCCACCTAGTCCCAAAACCCTCACGACCGTTACTGTCCCCGCGGAACGTAGATACTGTTGTACAGTATATGGCGTATAAAAACGCTTATCGAGACCACCGAACATCTCTTCGAATTCTGAATAGTTATTCAGAACAGTAGGTGTAAAAGCTGGACCTTTAGTCGTTGGACCAATAATCGCAGCTCCAATGTCTGCTACACCTTGTGGAAGAAATGATAAGTCTCGTTCTTGCGTAAATACACCAGGACTTACGATTCTTTCAGCCATTGAGTTTCTCCTAAATGATTTTTGTTAAAATAAAGAAAATTTGTTTATTTATAAGTATATACAAAAATCCCCAAATACAATAATAAGGGGATTTTTATTTATTTTTTTAAGTTTTTTATTAACTATTTGGTGTAAATACACCAGTTTCAGGGTCTAAATTACCTGAACCATATTTATCATTCAATTCTTTACCAACTTCTTTCTCTTTTGCTTGAGTATCAGCATACTTTTGAGCGTATTCCTCTTCAGATTTTGCTAATCCATCTATTTGTTGTTGAAGTGCTATTTTTTGAATTGCTACTTGACCAAATGCGGTTTGACATTCGAGATAGTCTTGTTGAATCTGTTTTAAAGATGCTAACTCTTCGTCTGAAAATTTTATTTCCTTGTCTGCCATAACATTTCCTCATAGTTTGTTTAACAATAATAAGTATTAATTACTTATCCAAACATTCACAATTTTTTTCGATGTGTTCTACTTTTTTATGTAATTCTTTGATTGATTCTATCAATAATGGAACTATTAACTCATACTTAACAGCTTTATATCCATCACTTCTTTCAGTTACAATTTCAGGAAGAACTTTTTCTACTTCTTGTGCTATAACACCATATGAATGTTCACCTGCATATGCTTCTTTGTTATCATTCCAATCAAACTCTACACCACGAAGTTCCGAAAGTTTCATTAACGGGTCTCCGATTTTTATTATGTTATCTTTCAATCTTTCGTCTGAAGAATAGAATGCCACAACGTCATTGTTAAAGTTAGCAAGACCTGCATCTGCCATAGATAATGTAAGTGCAGTTATGGTTGAACCACCATCTTCACCCTTAAATATCATAGATTTGTTGTTGACATTTGAATGTAAAACAGCATCACTTGAAGAGTTTGTAACAGTTAAGATTGCAGTTCCAGCTGATTTTATTATAGTATCATTACCAGCAGCGTCTAATATAATATCTGCAGCTGCATCTACTGTTAGATTGTTTGCTGATATCACTAAGTCAGTTCCATCACCCTCAATCTTCTCACTAGCACCACCGAAGACAATACCAACGTCATTTGGAATATGAACATCAGAAGTTGCAGTTAGGTTTATCTTACCACCTGAGTTTATTGTTAAATCAGTTCCATCAGATTCAATCTTCTCATTTGCATCTGTAAAGTGTAAACCAACATTAGTTGGTATCACAATATCAGTAGTTGCAGTTAAATTTAATAGATTACTTGATGCTATTGTTAAGTCTGTACCGTCTCCTTCGATTTTTTCTCCGTCATTTCCAAACGTCATACCGATGTTTGCTGGTACGTTAATATCACCACTTCCACCTACATTAATATTTAAGTCAGTTCCATCACTTTCTAAATATTCACCTGTTGAGTTTCCGCTATGGTCATTAAAGGATAGTCTATTTGCTACAAATACATTTGCAAATGAACCTGTAGAAGTGGATGAACCACTTACAAGTGCGGAATCAATCTTAATCTTATTAGCGCTAATCGTTAAGTCAGTTCCATCACCCTCAATTTTCTCTCCATCATCACCAAACGTCAAACCAATATTTGCAGGTATGTTAATGTCACCTCCAGAACCTACTGTTATACTTAAATCTGTGTCGTCTGATTCAATTTTTTCGTGAGTACCAAACATAACACCAACGTTTGCTGGAACTTTAATATCTGCAGTTCCTGTAAGATTAATGTTATTACCTGCTATCGTGAGGTCTGTTCCGTCTCCTTCAATTTTTTCACCATCATTACCGAAAGTTAATCCAACGTTAGCTGGTATGTTTAT